GCACCTTCAAGCCTAAGGATGGTGGCCTGGGCATTGGCTACTATTTCCTCCTGCTCAGAAAGTGCATCCTTCAGGTCTTGCTGGTCTTTCTCAAGTTGCTTAAGGATTGGTGCTCCCATTACTTCTCCTTAGCTAGTGGGAGGCAGTTGCCCACCTCCCACTATTTTAGATTTAGGCAGAAGGTGCATCGGAGTAGAGTTTGACATACCTGTTGTTACCGTTGACGATTACCTTGAAATAGCCAGCAGCAGTACCACCAACGGCAGTATCGGTATCATGCCAAACCAGGGACTCAGTGCTTTTAAGCTCCATGACGGACTCCCAGGCCTTATAATCACCCTTATTCACCAGGATAACTGTTGGGCCTTGGGTTACAGTTCCACGCACATCACTCATCGCCTCAAGCACAGCCATCACCGTTACGGTTCTGGTACAATGAACACCTGTCTCCAGCTTACCCTCAAAACACCTCATAGGCCCACAGTTGCCACCAGGTGAGCCCGAAGATGACTTTAAGATGGGATTGGACATTATGCCAACTATCTTACCACCTACGATACCAGCGGCGAACCTCGGGGATGTCTCAATACCAGTTATACCTGTAGTTCCACCTACAGATATATTTGGCTTGGTCTGAATCCCACAATGTTCACCAGTGGTCAGGGCATAGTCTCTACTGTTTATCCTATAAGGTGCATCAGCCTGGCTGAGTTGCTTATTGCCACCTACGGACATTACCTTGCCGCTAAATTGAACCATTACTTTCCTCCTTTTGAGTTTCCACTCACTATGCTACTACAGCAGCTTCCGCTATATCGTGGATTCTGCCTAGACACATGGTTGAGCCTAGAAGCACCGAGCCGTAGGAATCTAACCTCATCCCACTAGCATTGTAATCTTCCAAGCGGTCCCAGGTCCAAAGTTCATAAAGGTCACCCTCGCCTTCAGTCCCACCATAGGCAAATGTGATACCAGGTTCCCTAGCCAGCACATTACCGAACCTAACACCAAAGAGGGATGACTCATCACCACCAGTAGCAGCCCTTATGTTCTCAGTAAGACCAGTACCAGTATTGGTCAACTCGGTCTTCAATAGGTAGTCGGTACGAACTATTGGTATACCCATCCAAAACAGGATTGGCATACCAATTTCGTTCAAGCCTCTGGTCAACAGGCTAATATCACCATGAGAGTAAAGGGTATCGGTAGACCAAATTCCCCTCTCTGAATAGGCTGCATCAATACGGATACCGAGTGCTGGCGCAACCCAAATCTCATCACAACCAAACTTCATAGCATCAATCAACCGCCTAAGTAAGGCAAGGCTGAGACCTGTAGTGCCCTCCTGGTCAAGGTTAAGGTCTGAATTAGTCAACACTGACGCAGAGTTTGGTGTACCTCTTTCGGCTACCAACGCATGGAGACCATCAAACTGGGTTGGACTTCCACCATAGGTAGTATCCGCATAGATGATTCGGTCGCCTAGTCTACGCTTCAAACCCTTCTCACACTCCAGGAGCACCTGTGCCCGATAGTCATTGTAGGTTCCATAGATGTTCTGGACGTAGCGGTCTAGCTTCCTCTGGATATAAACATACCTCAAGGTGGACTCCACCTGGTCATAGTCTACATCCTCACTCCAACTTAACTGGTCTCCAACAGAGGACTCCAACACAGCCGCCTCAGTGGTTGTGCTTTCCCTTAACCACTCTATTTTGAGTCCCGTGCCTGCGGCTTGGGCGACTGGCAACCTTTCTATAGGGTTGTTACGCTTGACATCCTCCTCAAAGACACCTGGTATTTTATGGCTCTGGGTTAACTTCTGAGCTTCAGATAAATCCTTCCAATGTCCCCCACTACTCACCATTTAACTTTACCTCCTTATGTTACTCTTGCTCTGCCCTTCTTGGCGTCGTGGTCCTCAAGTATCCTGTTGGCTCTATCCAACGGAGCTTCAGGAACACTTCCACCACTAGGGCCTCCTGTGCCAGGGTCGTATCTGGCTGGTACTCCTTGTTTATTCTTATTACCATCACCAAATACTCTGGCAGCTTCCTCAAGATTTCTGAGCTGAGGTAAAGTTTTATCCTTCACCGCTTCCTCGGATGCACCATTATACATTATTAGGGTATGGCGTATCCGTCCAGCAAGCTCCTCTTCAAACTTGCCAACACCCTCCTTGAGAGTGCCTACTTCAGTTTCCAGCTCACCCACTCTAACCTTCTGAGTGTCATAGTCACCATACTTGGTTGTCAACTGCTCTTTAGCAGCCCGCTCCTGCAAAAGTGTTGCATTGGACTCATCCCTGAGCCGATTAGCCTCTGCTAGTTGGGTATTGAATGAGGCTTTCTCGTTTTCCCAATCCTTCTCCTTCTGCTCAGAGCCACCTTTCACCGCTAACAAATCAGATTCCTTGACAAATCGGACTGTGTTACCTTCCACCTGCAAGTCAACGGAACCATCATGGTTAAAGGTAAAGTTCTCAGCCATGATTAGACCTCCTTTTACTCTATACTCCTATTATAGCAGTTAACATAACGCTTGTCAAGCTTTACATAAAAACTAGATTTGGTATACTTATTATAGTATATAGTATTAGTTACTTAATTATATACTCTACCTATTTCAACCTTTCAAGAGCATCAGCAAGTTCCTCAAACCTACTTATCCATTTTCTGTGGAATGATTCAGACCCACCGTATTCACCTTTAATACTTTCCCTATGGAACATAACATCCCTCTTCAATGTCATAACTGCCCAATAAATTTCTCCCTCGGTAACTGTCTTTGGGTCTTTGGATAGTTTTTGGAGTATAGTTATAATATCATCATAATTTTTAATCCATTCCCTGTCAAACGCTTCTGGATTACCTTTTCCAAAAATACGCTTGACATCTTGAATCCAACTTGCATGAGCACTACGGGCGGACTTTAACCAGGATAGGGATTCAGAAATTGTTTTAGAAGGCGGAGCTTCAGTTTTAGGTCTCATTAACTCCTCTTCTATTGAAGGTTTAGCAGGTGTAACTGGCACGGTTAGCTTTTTACCAGCCTGTCCTAATAAAATACTAGACCTATCAGCCTCCCACTTATCTATCATAACCCTTGCTTCTGGAGTTCTAGGTTTGCTAATATACCCAAATACATATAGGTAGAAGTCTAAGGTTGGGGATACCTGCCTAAGGGATAATCTAGCATCACTACGTTTGGACTCATACTCGGCAATGAGTTTCCTGCCTGTAACAGGACTAAGTATCTCCCTGATTTCCTCTTTGCGTATTAACGTGGTTGTATCAGCATAAAACTCCCTGATTATAGCCTTTTGCTCCTCACTATAGGACTCAAATATAATCCTATCCGAAGCCCTATAGCCTCTAATGTAGGCATTGTAAATATAACGGAAGGACACTTCCATAGGAGTTTGGTATCTACGGATGTAGGCATCAAATTCTGTCCGTTGTTCCTCAGTTAATGCCATCCTAACAGCCTCACGCTTTAACCAGAAGGTTAGATAGTCCCAATCCTCCTCACCAGTGTAAGGGTCAGTGTATTTTTCCAGTTTAATATCAAAATACAGGTTTATAGCCTCATCTAGAGGATATGTTGGAGGTACATTAAATCCCAGACGCTTGGCTAACTTCACCTGACCCTCAGGTGTCAGAGCCTCCACAGCATCAGCAAATTCCTTCTCCTCCTTTAATCTCTCTGTTTTGGAGGAATAGTCACCCCAATTCTTAGCATATTCCACACGCCATTCTCTACCAGTAAAATGCAATTCCTCTGTAGGATATATAAAACCTTGGTCAATATCAGCCTGTAATACTAACCTATCATCCTGATAATCCTTAACCCTCTCCCAATACTTATCTATCAAGGACTTCAAGTCAGCTACCTCTGGTGGCATTAGTATAGTTCCTCTACCAAAGTAAACCTTCCACTCCCAAAGTTCATCCAAAGCCATTCTTAGGTCTAATGGTAACCCACCAACCACGTCAGTAGGACGCTGGTGGTGCCTCCACAATTCCTTCTGGAACGCTTCTGACATACCAAGATGTTCCTCAAATAACTTAGTTACCTGTTTGTAAGCCTCTTTATAATCCTCTGTGCGGAGGCGGAATTGAGGGAACTGGGTACGAAGCAATCCAATAAGGGCAGCATCCTTGTAAGATTCATCCCAAAGTTGTTGCTCCTCGTCAGTGAATTTCTCTCCTCTGAGTTTCTTAAACCACAGGTCTGTACCTGTCTGTCCTTCAATTAGAGTACCTTCTGCCTCTACCTGTTTATTATCAAGGATTGTGGTTGTATAATACTCATGGAAGTTTTCATGGAATATTTTATCCTTTAACCACTTGGCAGATGATGCCACTCCTGGAATATCAGAGGCAACTAGGAGGTTTATACCTGACCTAGCTATTGGAGGCATGACTTCACCAAGCTCTATCGGGCGACCTGAGAAGTAGGGTGTTAAGACAATAGGAGCCATAATATGTATGCCTGGGAAGAATCCCCAACGCTGGGTATAATCTAATACCTCACCTGCAAAACCAAGGTTCTCATAATAGCTGGCAAAATCAAACCTAGTCAGTGTAAAGGTAGTTCCCATAACACTACCAATAAATGGGTTCATTTCTATATTAGGAATTGGTGTAGGTTGAAATCCATACTCACTATAGTTTTGGTATTTACCCCACGCTGCTGGGACACCTGGATGCCTCAATGCTGTTCGGGTTAGGAAGAACCAACGATAGGCATGGTAAGTCCAATAAGGATATATCATCTTCATGGTAGCACCAATAATATTCTCATTGGTGTAATCGGCAAAGGCTTTATAGTAATCCTTATTGGCTTCGTCTAAGGATTCTTGACGAAGTTTATTCCAATCGTCTTGGGTTACTAAACCCTTCTTACCTATTACTTTCTCCCTACCAGCAGCAGCATTATCTATCCAGCTATGTAATGCCTTCTCCTCATTAGGAGTTAAGGAATGTCTCATTTTAAGGCTAATTAGCTCCTGTTTTACATTCTCAGACTGTTGGAGGATTTTCTGTGCCATTATATCCACATCAGGACGCATCTTAGCCTGAGCCAGTATATTGTCGTATACCTGGGCTATTTTTTCCTCAGTAAAACCTTTGAATATATGAGGTCTACTCTCCGCTGACTGTTTCACCAACTGGATAAAGTAAGGCTTGCCGTGCATGGCTATATTATCCAGCATACCACTAGCCAGTCCATCTATATTAACACCAAATACATTGGCTATATCCTGGGTAGATAATGCCCTACCAGTAGCATTAACAGGAGTCAGCTTAGGTTCTGGTAGATTGTGGTAGAGTTGGGACAGGTCTCTGCGGGTAATAAACTCACCTGCACTAGGTATGGCAGATTCCATTCGGTAATTTTCCCAAAGTTCTGCCCTATATGACCTAAGGGCTGTGTATTCCTCAGGAGTCCTCATAGCCTTAGGCAAGGCAAAGAAATCATCTAGGAGCTGTCCATCCTGCCTTAATGTGGTTTCCCTTATTATATTACTAGCCTCAGACCGTTCTAGGACGGACTCCATAGCCACACGCTGTTTAGAGGTTAATTTCTCACTGTTAGCCAGGATTTTATTTTTAATTATTCCCAGACTAGAGGTTATGTCCTCCATAGTGTCTAACAATTCCTGCCTGGCCTTACGCCATAATGGGTCTATCTGTCCAAACTTGCCTGCCTTGTATAATAGGTCAGCATCCTCCATAGTTTGAGACATTAAACGGTGAGGAACAAATGAGGCTGTCTCAGACACAGTTTCATAATGGGTAAATATCTCCATCAGGTTGTTCCTAGTTTTAATTGGTGTTACTTCTATTTCATTGGCTACATGACGGAAGGAATCAGACACTTCAAATGGATAACGCCTAAGGTCGTCTATGGCAGCATCGGAGATTTGTCTAACAAAATCATCAATAGGGTCGATACCTGTGCCAACTTTAGGAAACTTGTCCTCAAACAGGTTCAAGACCTCTGGTTTCAACTTATTAGGTTCATCAGCATACTTAGCAAAATCCCTAGCAAACTGTTCATGTAACTTTCTTCCCTGGGGATGCGTAAAACTTGGAGCAATTCTGGAATGCTCCAACTCCTTAACCAAGCCTGATACAACTGCCTCAGACATATCTACAGTGCTACCATGCGCCTTAGCAAATGCAACAAAGAAGTCCACATCGTTTAGGTCAAGTAAGTCATCAGCCAAACCATGAGCAACCTCATGGAGAATTGTCCTTCTCTGAATGTGCTCCACCGATTTGAAAACAATCATCCTACTGGCAGAATCATAATAGGCTGATATAGTCTCTCCTGCAGCCCTTACAGCATCAGGATTTATTTCAAATCCTTCCAAACTAGACCTCACCTGTATTGGCAAATCATCTACAGTATCTCTTATAACCTTTTGCAAATCAGGTGTAACTCCTTCACCCCAACGTATCTTATCCCAACCCACAATCTTTGGTCTAATTGGTAAGGCATTGAATACCTTACCTTCATATATCAGTTGCTCTCCTAATGCCTTGGCTCTAGGTGTTAGATGGTCGGCCTTCCTAAGAATTTTCATTATTTCACCTTGTTGTAAGGAGCCATCAGTCAGGATAGTTTTTAATCCTAAAACATCCTCAACACTGACTGATAGGCGACGGAACATTTCCTGAGCCAACTCATGTTGGCTCAGTCCTAAAGTTTGTTTACTTACCTTAGGACTGCCCTTAACCAGCTTTTGCATAGCTAGGTTAATATCCTGTCCAGCTACATTGTAGGCTCTTTCGGCAAGGTGTCTGGCATATTTCTGGACTATATAATTACGACGGAAAGCATTGCCCCAAACATCACTTATTTGAATCCACTTTCTACCTGTCCATTCTAACCAGTCCTTACCAGCAGCCCACTTAGGAACATTCCAACCTGCTATGCGTTCAGGTATTACTCCAGGTAATAAACTAATTGCACCAGCTCTTCTACCTCCTACAGTACCAAATATACCAGCTACATCGGAAGCGGTTTGGAGAGTTAATCTGGGGTCACCCATCAAACCCTTAACCATCATATTGTATGCTTCCCACTTAACAAATCTAGGAGTAATACCTTCAATTAGGCTAACAAATACACCTTCAAAAGCATTCCACAATGGATAGCTGATACTACCCAGGTTGGCTTCAGCAAAGGTTCTAACCAGATACCTGTCCATGAGTTGTCTCCAACGCATATTCTCTATCCTATCCACCTTACGCTGTAGACCTAAAGTTATACCCTCCAGGAAACTACCACTAGCTTGTTTGCCTGCCAAACGGCTAGTTATGACATCCCTCTGCCTAGTTGCCATATAGTTCAGCATCCTAGCTACAGGATTTAATTGGGCAGTTTTACCAATCTGAATTACTGTATCTATATTGGTAGACAACTTCCTACTATAGGCAGGTATCTCCTTAACCAATTTAGTAATGGTTTCTGGTGTTTCCTCAGCCATTAAAGCTCTAGCCATCCTTTTAGCATTGGCAGCAGGACTACCAACCTTCATAATATAGTCAGTAATTATTTGGTTTACCTCAGAAACTATTGGAGCAGGAACATCCTCAACTAATTGTCCTGCATGACGACGGCTCCAAAGATAAATCTGTTTATCTGTCATAGCCACATGTTCTGAAAGGTATCTACCAAGGTCAACCAGGGCATTACCATCCATTCTAGGATTAGCCACAAATGCCTCACTAGCAGACCTAAGCGTAGTAGCCACGTCCTCCCTAGTGAATTGGTGTAACGCCCTGCCAGTTTGTTTGGTTACAGCCACATTGAATGTGGCAGTAAAGTTATCCAACTCATGGCGGATAATCTGGTTAGTAGTCTTTGGGAATCTACTTAGGAAATGTTTGGCTGCATCAAATGGAATATCTAAAGTGTGCCACATACCTTGATTAACAGTAAGTAGTCCTCTACCAAGAGTTTTCATTCCTACTTTAACAGCAATTTTTCCTGGTATTGATAATAACAATCCTGGAGTGTATGTTATTGGGTCAGTAAATATCTCTATAGGTAATTTCCAATACCATGCCAAATCCCACTCTGTGAAACTTTTACCTGCCGCCTGCCATGGGCTCACACCTTCTGCTCTAGCCTTAGCATAAAACCTTTCCACATCCTGAGTGCCAGCTATCGCCTTTTGTACCATAAGGGTTGCTATACCTGCCAATGGATAACTAACGTGTTCTAAATAAGGTCTTATAAGGTCGGCAAACTGTTGTAAGGGACTCTGTACCATAAAGAAAGCCTTTTCCCAAAAAGACATATCAGGAGGCTCCCACTCACGAATACCTGCCTTAACATCGGCTATCATTTGTTCCTTTTCCAAAGTGGCATCCCTGATTACCTGCACAGCTAGGTCAATGTCAAAAACAGCCTCAAGGGATTCTGGAGGTAAATCCATTACAGAGGCCATCTGTAACATCTCCTCAGCTGTCATACCTTCTGGTAATTCAGCCACCATAACAGGAGGTGCGAGGGCTTTGATTATTTCATCAATAGTTAGCCTATTTAATGACGCAAGAGGTATAAGTTCTGGTTTTAACCCTTCTACTAGGAACTCTCTAACAGCAACTTCCTTTTCAGGGGCTACCTCTAACCAATCGGGAACTTCCTCAGCCTCACGTGTTATGGATTCAATAGCTGCTCTAGCCTCAACTACATCTTGAGGAGTCAGTAAGGCACCTGACTCACCAGTAACATCCAGATAATCTTCGTAGGAGTTTACCTTTCCTGTAGTTGTTAAGAATGGTAGCTGGGAGTAAAAATCTATAAAGAATTGTGCCCTGACGGAATCATTAAGGTTAACTTCCGCCTGCCGCTTCATAAACTCCTGAGTTACCCAAGGCGTTTCCATCCATGTAGTTTCTACCAAAGGCTCTCCTGTTTTTGGGTCTACCACCTTAGGAATAGGTTCCCAAATACTACGGAATTTAACACCTCCACTAAGAAATACTATAAGCCTATCCCACCAACTCTTAGGCTCATAGGGTGGCAGCCCAGCAATCCCTCTAGGTTCTATAGGGGTTTCAGCTTGTTTGGAATACTCTGTTAATTGCTCTCTCCAATATTCCAGACGCCTTTCCCATTCAATTGGTGGTTTTGGTGGTGCAAATGGTTCTCCATTAGTCATTATACTTCTCCCATTCCTTCAATTGCTGCTGTTGCTTCTCTGGTTGGGAACACCTCCCTTGCTATTGCCTCCTCAGCAGGAGGTCTTGCTCTGGCAGTCCTAGCCTGTTCAACAGCCTGTTGCTGAGGAGATAGTCTTGCTTCCATAGCAACTGCTACCTTCTCATATAGTTTGGCAGCCTCAATACTACCTGCATCTCCTTTTTCTCTTAAAATCCTGGCCTGTTCCTTAAAGGCTAGTATTGAATCAGCCATTACCGCCTCAGGCAACATCATAGCATCATCCTTCCTCACCTTAGCCTGTTCTCGTAATGGGTCTCTAACCTCAGGAAACATTTTATCCATAACCGTGTCAGTGGATAGTCTAAAGGTTGGGTCTAACATCCTAGCCACAGTGGCTCTTTGGATTAGGTAGCCTGGAATTTCTATATCAGCCTGAACATCAAACTCAACCTCTTCAGGCATATTCTCAGGAACTACAAACTTATGTGGTCTGTAGTCGGTTGTAGTTAGGAGTTTAATCCAATAATCGTTTATGTCAGAACGTAGTCCTCTATAAGCATCCATGTAAGGAGTTAACACCTGCAAGGCTGCTGAGGCTATATTAGCCATAGCCAGATAACTCATCTGCATTTGGATGTTTCCAAAAATTGCCCATGGAAACATACCACGTTGTAACATATTTTGGTAATCAAAGAGCATTGTCCTAAGCTCCACTGGTATTGGAGGAACGGCTAAAGGACCAACATCCTCTCCTGGTGCTCCTCTAAATATGGCTCCTCGTTTGAATAAGTCCTCCTCCCGCAAAATAGGAGTTTCACCAGATGAACGCTCAAACCAGCGAGGATTAGCTGTATCCCTCATTAACTGTTGGGAAAAGGTTATCATCTTGTTATAGTTTTTGGTTAATTCCTCATTAGTGGCCACTAAACTTTCACCAAAATGTTCCTGCCACTTAGAGTCTATTGCTCCTCTGTCAGGAAGTCCACCAACTGGAGAAATAAATAGAGGTAGCACACCAAGTTTACTGAGGATTGGGTCCTTCACCAATGGTTTTACAAACTCTCCACCCAGAATTATACCATTAACCACATCACCATCATCATCAAAACCCCAATAATCGTATAAGGTAATATTGTGGGTAAAAGGACGCCTAACTGTCCAACCCATTATTTTAACCTTCCTATTGGCTATAGCTGGTTTCATGGTATAGATATGGGCAGCTTCTATTAAGCCTACTTCAGCAGAGCCAAATTCTGGGAAAACTTCTAAGGGATTCCAAACCTCAGACCAAATTCTATCCTTCTCCACTATGCTGAATACATTATACCAACCAGTAGCAAGCATCAAGCCGATTAACTCACCCTTGAAACTTTGGCGTCCCATCCTACGATAGCGTTTTTCTTCCTCAGTCCAACGTTTGGCTACATAACCTTCCAGATAACTGGTAGCCTCAACTTCTTGAGGATTTAAGTCCTCCTGAATTATTTTATCAGCCACCAAACTGGAAGTCATCAAATGTTTGCCTAGGTTGTAACCAGTTCTAGGGTCGTTGGAGGTAACTGACTCCATACCCTCCTGTTTCAACTCATCCTTTAATCGGAGGATGTTATACCAGTCCTTAATCTTACGTTCTCTGGTTGACCAGTTACCTTTCAACTTGGTGCATTTAGCAATAAGTTCCTTCTCATTCATTTAATTGCCTCCTTAACAGAAACCACCCAAGTGTAGTAGAAACCAGACTAAACCACTACCTCCTAAGCCAGCACCGATTACCCATAACAACCACCACTTCCTAACGTGCCTCTTAGTTTGAGGAGTATATGGTTCCTGGCGGCATATAAAGTCATGCCACCACCAGTAATAGATTTTGCCTATAAAGTTCCTCATTTCTTTACTTTTCCTGCTAGTTCTGTATAAGGCTTCGCATAAGTATTGATAAACAAAACCTCTTTCCGAAGAATATGTTGGCAAATTGAATTCAAGCCTGTAAATAATTCCCACGGCAATCCATCAAGGTTTGCTACAACTATAGTCTTACCACAAAGCAATCTTATTAGTAATTTCTGAATCTTCCGCATCATTTCTTCCTTACTTTCTTAACACCATATTCAAAACCAAGTTCTCCTAAACCACCAAAGAAGAGAACCAAGAGAAGCTCAGGTAAATCCCTATCCATCAACCAGAGAAGTCCTATAATACTACCAAAGTAAACAGTAAGGTATGGAATGACAAAGGCTTTGAACAGTTTAGCATAATCCATTTACCACCTCCATCCTGATTTGCCCATAAATCCACGTTTCATTGGTTTAGGATTCATACAACAAAGTCCTACAGCCAAACTCATTAGAATATCATTGGCTCCTACAACCACTATTTTATCACCAACTAACCTATGATTCCTCATCTGTTGGGCTATCTCAATATCATGGCAGGTGAAATCAATCAAACACTTGTGGACTGTTTGGAGCATATAGTCCTTATTCTTACTGGTGGTTAGCCAGCCTGGCTCCATTGATGGTTGACCACTAACTATATCCTTCCTAAAATAGATTGGTCTCCTCTTTTTCAATAACTCGGTAATAGCTAGCCCATGACTGTTAGCCTCCCAAGCTATCTCAGCCCTATTATAATAGTCGGAGGCTGCTACAGCCTTCTTCACCGTTACCTCTGGGCTATACAGACCTGCATCCCTAGCACACCATTTAGGTTTGTAATTACCTTCACTGTCTTGGTCAAATGTTAGGACTCCAATAGCTGATTTGGTTATTTTAGCCTGGCCAGGGTCAATGCAAACCATATACTTCCTGCCCTTCTCTGGTTGATACCATATATCCAATCCCTCTCTATGATACGGTGCTGGGTAACAGCTCTTAGCCACCTCATTAACTAGGAAGTCATCAAAATACATATCACCAGTGGCTAAGAAACAACTAACATCGTCCTCTGGAAATTCTTGGTTAAACAGTAACACCAATTCTCCTGAACGTCTGAGGCTTTGTTTCTGTCTTATTTTCCATCGCCTCCAACGAATCTGGTCAAAGGTTAAGTTATGGCTGGCTACTAGACGTTCCTCATCCTGACTTAACTTGAATTCTGGTTTGTCGGTTTCAGGAATGAACTGTTTAATCCTAGAATCACCCAGTTCTATACTGTATTCCTTGTGCATAAACCAAGTATAGAAGTGGGCGGTAAACACCGACTTTCCTTCTCTAGCCAGTTGGTACATTTCATAGAAGTCATTTTCCTGTCCATTAGGAGTGGAGTAAATATCCACTGTGCCATCAGTAGGTACACGGTCTAGGGCTGGAGACATAATATTCTCCATGGCATTTGGAGAGTAAAATGCAGCCTCATCAAATAGTAGATGGTGAATGGTCTCGGCCCTACCTGCTACATAGCTGCGGGCTGAGGCTATATAAATAGAACTGGTACTCACCACCCTATTATTAACATAGAACCTGAATGTCTTTTCATAGGTAGAGTTGTGGAAGATTTCAGGGAAGCCAGGAATATTCAATCCAGCTAAATGGTTGTAGAAAAATGTTACCTTGCCCAACAGCCTCTCTGTTATAAAATCCTCATAGGCCACAAGGACGGTGTTGGTTCCTGGACAAGTCAGAGTATCCTTTAATCTCTTAGCTATCCGTTCAGTAGAGAAGCCAACCTGAGCAGGCTTTATCCAGATATCCATGCCCGTTTCTGTGGAATCAACATCGGACTGGATGTCATTATAAACAAATGGGACAGTCCTACGCTGCTTGTTTTCCACAACCATCAACGCCTCAATAAAGGCTCTATCATTTTTGATTAGCTCCCTAAGTGTCTGCTCTGACTGACTTATTACCATATCACTCCTAATGCTTCTCCACTATTGATGAGCCTATTGGAAAGGTGGAATTAGGCACAAAATCAACATAAACAAATTCAGGAAACAATACCACTATGGACTTAACCACTCCTGGCGGTGGTATATCCCCTTCATGTTGAATCATAATGGTAGAAGTAGAGCCACCTGGATGAGTAACTTGGTACTTTCTCTCCATGTTGGCAAAAATATCATCCAGCTTATTCCTAACTAAATCTATACTCCAACCCATTTTAATCCTCCTTAAACCGCTACTCCTGAAATCTTGGCTATATCAGCCACGGCCACTCCACTTACTTTGGCTATATCAGCCTGTCCAACTGCATTAACCTTGGCGATATTAGTCCAGCCTGCTGTCGGTTCATAAGTAACCCTAATCTCCACCTTGGCACAGTACATGATGTTGCCCTTGCTAACATTCTCCTTTGTTATATAGGCGTAGAGAGCTTGCACATCGCTCCAAGTCCAAGGTGATGGAGCATTGTTATCATTGGTAATATCAACATAAGTACCCCAACCAGGGCTGCTAGCAGGAGTGGTTTGATGAGAGTCACCTGGGCTTGTACCGCCAAAAATGGGCTTTATATCTATTCTGTCATCACCATCGCCATAGCCATAGCATCGAATTTCAACTTTGGAAATAGTCCCTAGGTCAGTTCCTAGGCAAGTATTGGTTGTAATCCTCTCAATATCCCCATCACTGCTGGTGGAAGTATAATTGGCTAAGATACCATCAACCATGTATTCTGGGTGTGTATCCCAGTCCATATTACGGGCAGTCCAATAATAAGTAACCTCAGCCATCGGCCACCACCTCAACAGTGAAACTACAGCCTTCTGGCGGCATATGTCCAGCTACCATATCTTCAACTCTGGGATAGTCTATACAGTTCTCGTTGAACCATCTGATTTGGGTTTCGGTTGCCTTATTGCCAAACCTGTCCTTGACCTGCTTTATAGGCTTCTTACCCCTTCCATAAATCAGACAATGACCGTATTTACCATCTTGGAGTTCATCCACATAGAACTTGCACCTGTCCTCGCCAAGCTCTATGCAGGGGTTTTCAAGCATTAAGCCACCAAGTTTCATTGATAGGCAACATTTTCCACAGTGGTTACAGCTTCCGATTTTGATATAAGGCATCACTTTTCCTTACGCATACTCTATATAGGTACTATCAGGGTGGACATAAAGTTCATCACCTGTGCCAGCATGACCTACAATCCTGACAACATGGTTTGTAGCCTTGGTCGGTGCAGTAGAGGTCAATAGCCCAGCCGTAGCAGCACTTATAAACACGGGTGCCGATATAGTAAATGAAGGGAACTTGGCATCAGCCCTAATTTTACCCATCAAAAGGGCTGTGCAGGCATTACCATCGGTAGTCGCTAA